AGCTATTATGGACACCCAACGGCCATCCATAACAACACAGCGAGACAAGTCTACAGACATGTCGTCCCGCTTTGCTTTCGCATACCCGGCCAGTCCTGGGAAAAGGACTGGAACCCCGCGTCAATCCACCACTGGTGGCGGGGGTCGTATGGCCCGATGTTCTTGCGCTAAGAACGCACATCGGGTTAAGGAGGCAATCACCTTGGGTCTTCGTGTGATTCGGATTCGCTTCAGCATTCCTGCTGGCGAATTACCGGACTTGGACCCAGGATGTCTTGACAAGTACCTCCTGTTTCTTCTCGGCGGCTCCGGCCGCCGCCCTACACCTTTTCCTCGTGCCCAGACCGGCTGGCGCGAGGGTCTCCCTCTCCTCTCTCGACTCGGTCGCAAGCAGCGATGGATGCTGGCTCAATCTTGTGCTTCCATGAAGCGAAGCCTACCATCTAATCCTTGCCGAGCCCATCCTCCTCCCTCCTCCCGGGATTCCTGGTTCCAGAACCAGTGCCCGGAGCAACCACCAAAGTCGTCTCCCGAGTACATTGCCTTTGCGCGCAAAGTATGCCGATCGGAGTTCCACTACGGCTGGGACCGCACTCTTTACCCCTCTTTCTGCGATAGTTTCGCACCCCGGTCCTCCAAGCGGGCTGATCGTTCCAACGCATCAGCTTATTGGGCTCAAGGACCTGGGTCGTGGCTAAAGTGGCAGAGGTCGGTACTGCGCGGCAAAGGCCTTAGTAGGAAAGGTTTTAATTTCCGTTACGCGGAAGTGCCTACGGCTGGCAAGACGAGGCCAATGGGGATACCCACCCAAGATTGGGACTACCTAGCTCCACTCCACAAGTCAATTTACGAGCATCTTGCCCGTAAGGAGTGGTTGATGGTCGGTCCCCCAACTGCAAAGAAAATCGCGAAGTTCGCGACGCAACAGTACAACACCAGTGTTGATCTTACTGCTGCTACGGACGGTCTCCGATTGGACGTGTGTGAAGCAATCTTGGGTGTGGTACTTTCCAAGGCCTCGGTTGTTCCGGGTGCCATCAGATGCCTAGCAGCTGAGTCTCTGCGTCCTTCAATGGACGGCGTTGAGATTACTCACGGGCAGATGATGGGTACCTACTTATCTTTCCCCCTCCTTTGTCTCCAGTCCTACATTGCCGCTCGATGGGCAACTAGAGGACGGGCATCGACCTACCTTGTCAATGGTGATGATACTTGTATCAATTCATCTAGGTATGTTGAGAGGGATGAGTACCCGGAAGGGATGTGTCTCAATGACAAGAAGACGATTAGATCAAAAAACGTTATCGAGCTCAACTCGACGACCTTCTTGAAGTCGGGACACAGATGGAAGGAGGTGATTCACCTCAGAAGGGGAGCGTACCTACCTGACCTCGCAGGTATCATCCACATCAGTCAAGCTTGTAAGAAGGCTGGTGACGAATGGGTGACTGCTTATTTTAAAGCAAGGGTAGGTAACGCTTGGAGACTCTTGCCCAGCCAGCTGGGTTTCTCCCTTGTTAATAGGGGTGCGTTCGGAAGAGAAAGTCGTCTGCAAACTACAGAACACTTTCGTGGATTCCCTGCCCCTGAGAAACCCCAGCGCCGTTACCGGCTGGTGAGGAAAGAAAACGTCAGCGAAGACGAGCAAATTGCCTTTCGAATCGACTTATTCGAAGGAGGCCGCGAGAAAAGCGAGGGTGAAGACAAACTAACTTTGAAAGAAGTTAGGTCAAATTTTGTCAAGCCTGTTGACCGATTCAAGTGCGCTACTTACAGGAAAGATGTCCCCTTTGGGACACGTCTTTCGTATGACCGCAAAGTCCAGTTGATGCTGGAGAAGGATAGGGAAGAGAGAGTGGAGTATCTGTGCGTTCCGACTTCTTACGAGGGTCGCGAACACGTTTCAGATATGAAACTAATCGAGGAGGAACCGGACTTCCGTACCTGGTGGTAGGGAATGACGCGGTACAACCCCGCATACAAATCGACCGTGAGCTTCGAGCCCGCAGTACGGCGTATTGGGAAAGGAATGAAAGTGTTTGGGGGGGAAGGCTAGCAGAGCGGTGTGACCTCTAAGGGTCCAGTCCGCCGACGGCTTTTCGAAGTTGGGAATGGGGTGACAATGTCACTCCTAACTACGGTTCCACTTCCCCCCTATAACGGGACGGGTGTCGATGAGAAGGACTTATGTCGTCCCGCTCGGATAGGGTGCACGAGGTAGAAGGCCATGCGGTAGTTAGATGTGAAATACCTAACACGAGCATGTAACCCCTACGTACTTAACCCCTATCAAGAGAGGATTCTAGAATCTCTCACCGATTAACCCTGTGTTCCGGACACTGAATGAATAACTCAGTACAAAGGAAAAGGGCTGTTGTGTACAGCTAGA